CGGCGGTGGCTCTAATGAAGAAGCTAAGAAGGATGCAGAGAAGCGTCATCAAGAGAACCTTGCTCTACAGAAAGAGCAAATGGAAGAACAAAAGCGACAATTTGAAATAAGCAGAGCAGATAACCAAGCTAGGTATCAAGAACAAAAGGCAACAGCAAAGGCTGCACCCCCTCCACCACCAGAAAAGACAGCAGGAGTAGCAGCACCAGCTTTAGATTCTGGACGCTTTGCTAAAGGTGGTGGCAAAAAACAATTTACTAATACACCAACATCAACACCAACTAAGTCGTCATCGCATGACGCTAAAAGTCTTTACATCCCTACATAAATGGACTTAAGTATTAATCCGATTGACTTAGCACCAGGAAAAGGAGCTAAAGATAAAGATAAAGGTACAACTTTAGCTGCTAGATACGACCAGCTAAAAACTAATCGTGATCCTTTTCTTCAAAGAGCTAGAGATTGTGCAAAAGTAACAAACCCTGCTGCTTGCCCTGACTCCAACATGGCAGAGCATGGAAAACTCAAGACACCTTGGCAATCAACAGGTGCAATGGGTGTTAGTAACTTACAAAATAAATTAAACCTAACTCTCTTCCCTCCTAACACTCCCTTCTTTAAGTTAGAGATTGACAGCCTTGCGTTAAGAATAGAAGAGCAAGGGCCAGAGATTAAGACAGAACTCGACACAGCATTAGTAAAGGTAGAGCAAGCTGTGATGACTGAGTTAGAAACTATGAGTGCAAGAGCAGCACTGGCTCAAGCATTTCAACAGTTGCTAGTAACAGGTAACGTCCTTCTTTACATACAAGAAGACAGGATCAGGACTATACATTTACAAAATTATTGTGTCGTTCGTGATCCAATGGATCATGTAACTGAGATTTTAATTGAAGAAGAAGTATATCCTGAAGCATTGCCAGATGGATTCTTACCTGAAGAAAAAGAAGAAGACGATAAGCTAGGCCCAATTAAGAAGACAGTAAAGATTCATACATGCGTTAAGACTGAGGATGGCATCACTCGCTGGTATCAAGAATGTAAAGGAAAGGAACTAGACAATACATACGGCATGTGTCCAATGGATGTAAGTCCTTGGATTGTGTTGAGGTATGAGCGTATTGAAAGTGGTGAGGAATACGGAAGAAGCCATGTCGAAAAATACTACGGTGACTTGACTGCACTTGAATCTTTATACCAAGCATCAATCGAAGCAGCGGCTGCGTCTTCGAAAATTTTATTTTTAGTCAATCCCAATGGAACCACACGGCCTAGAACCCTGTCGTCGGCTGCGAATGGGGCTATCGTACAAGGGAACGCAGCAGATGTGTCAGTCGTTCAAAGCCAGAAGCAGGCCGACTTACAAATAACGATGAATATGATTGAGCGTATAGAGCAAAGACTAGAGTTTGCTTTCCTACTCAACCAAGCAGTACAACGACCAGGAGAAAGAGTTACAGCAGAAGAAATAAAATATATGGCACAGTCACTTGAACAAACAATCGGTTCCTTCTATTCAATACTTACTCAAGAACTACAGCTACCACTGGTACGCAGGTTAATCTACATGTTGCAAAAGAAAGGCAAGCTACCTGAGTTTCCTAATAGCCAAGAGACAGGTGAACCTTTAGTACAACCAAGAGCAGTGACAGGTCTTGAAGGTATAGGTAGAGGTGATGACATGAATAAATTAACTGAGTTCTTGTCTGTTACTCAACAAGTACTAGGCCCAGAGATAGCACAACAGTATGTGAACTACGAAGAAGCACTGCGAAGATTGGCAGCTAGTGCTTCAATAGATACGACTAACTTAGTCAAGACCAGCGAGCAACTACAACAAGAGGCTGCTGCTGCACAAGCTCAACAGCAACAACAGCAGCAAGAAATGCAGATGATGGAAGCAATGAAGTCGTCAGCTATGGCTAAAGTTGCAGACAACTACACACAACCAGGTTCACCTTATGGCCCCCAATTCTCAGGAAACTCCGAAGACGGAGCAGCAGGAAGTATCCCTAACACCGTCCCCGATTTCGGGGCAGC